TCATAAGTGTGGTTGGTGACAATCATAGGTATGTTAGCCTGCCCAAGCTTGAGTGTCAACATACGGAACGCACCCTTTACAAGTTGTGATTTTGTCATGTCACGAACCTGCTTATCGTTCAAGGCATCTGTAATCTCTTTTTCTGTTGAGAGCATACCAAGAGAATCTAAGACAAACATGCAAGGTCTACGATCCTCTTCCTTCTTTTTCAGATAGATATCAACTGCCTTCAATGCTTGACTACGAAACTGTTCAATAGTTACCACATTGAGAACAACGACTCTATTCAGATCAATACCCCGATCTGCGAGAAGAGACTTGTTAACAGCTGCCTCAGTGTCAAAATATAGACAATAACCATCGGGATTACTATCAAGGAAATTTTTAACGACAGCGAGGCTGAAAAAAGTTTTGCCAGTAGAAGACTCCCCAGCAATGGCAGTAATCTTATTCCCAGATACACCACCAAATATACTACCTGAACAAAGGGCGTTAAAGATGTACGAACCCGTGTCCACATATGTTTCAGAGTCATCGATGTCTGCGGCAAGTTGGGTGTATTCACCACCAACCTCTTTCACGATCTCTTTTAGAAAATCCATTTAGTTTTGTTCCCATCTCAATGTCTTTAGATATTCTAGCACATTTTCCCGAACCCACATGAGCTCGTGATAACACTCCTCCTCGTGAGCAAAGGCTCTCAGGTCAGAGTCAGGTTCCAGCACACTTTCAATAAAAATGTCAAGTCCTCTGTTCCACTTCTGTTTGTCGGTCATGTGAAGAATAGTTCTAAGTTTACAGTTTTCTCAACGCTCCACCCAATGGCGTCAAGAATAATTTTTAAGGGTTCTAAGAATGACTTATTAAACTGCAAGTCATAATCAACATACTTTTGTATGCCAAGTTCCTTAGGAAAGTCCTGAATGAAAGAAATAACATTCTCATGAATGATATTAGGTTTTTTCAGATAGCAGAACTTGATCTTCTCTCCATTGTTGATGAGAGAATATTTGTGAGTGAGCTTCTTCTCCTTAATATGGTGATTGAAAAGAAGTGCTCCTCTCACATGAATAGGGGTGCCCTTAGAATAAATGTCTGATGATGATTTGAATTTAGTTACATCGCTAACTGACCGTGGGAAAGAAATCTCTTCGGGAGGAAGTGACTTAAATTTCTTACGGCAATTGTCGATGTAGTCAATCATATCATCTTCAGACCCCGACATCATAATCTTGAAGGCATCCTTTAACATTGCTCTACATGGAGCAGGTGTGGATGACTTTACGGCTTCGATGCCCATTACTTTTAATTTAGGTTCTGAATATGCTACACCTTCACTGTTATAGACATTCAGAATATACCTTTTCTTAGCAGTCCAAATACCACGATCAGCGATATTCTCACGCTTCATACTCATTTTCTGCTCATATGCCGAAACATAATCTGCAAGTTCTTGATATGAATCCTCAATAAAAGGTTCCAGTTTCTCCTGGCAGATCTTGTCAAGTAACCCCACAACTGCTGCTTTGTCGCCAGACTTACTACTAAGAAATTTAGCAACAAGAGGTCCGAGATTAAGATAAATTGAGTCGGTGTCAGATGCGATGACATAATCTTCGCCTTCTGTCTGCAAAAGTTTATTTAGATACTCGTTCATTTTGTTCTCAATCCAGCGAATTGAGACCTGACCAGACAAAGTAATAGCTTCTGCGTTTGCTAGTTTGTAATACCTGAAGTATTGATTACCAATAGCACCATAAGCAGAGTTAAGAGAAATCTTCTTCGCCATTTGAATGTTGTTACATCTGGCGATCTCTTTTTTAAGTGCATCAGTAGGAGTCTTCTCGTACTCCTGCTTTGCTTTGAGCATTCTCTTCTTGAAGATGACACGCTCACCATACATTTTCTCCATCAATTCAGGCAAGAATCCCTTCTTGTCCTTGCGGAACATAGCGCCGTTTGCACAAACAGCGTAGTCCTTATACATCTCGAAACTTATCTGTTCCCCAAGTATTTTATCAACGCTGGCCGTGGGATGCCGTTCATCAAGGAGTGTTTCTGGCGAAATATTGTACTGCATGATGAGATGAGGATACAGGCTGTTAAGGTCAAAACTGACCACCCAGTCATAGACTCCAGGAATCGGTTCTTTGACATACGCCCCCGCATACTTCTCATCCTTATTTGAAGATACTTTAGGTGGAATAACAATCCCCTTCTTCTTCAGATAGTTGTAGATAATGGTATCCCACATCCGTACCTGATAGAAGACATCATTATAGTTCACCTTGGCATCATATGCCATAGTCAAAGCAAGCTCGATCAACTTCATCTTGTCCTCAAGACGGTCTACGAGCTCCACATCAATTATATTATATTCTACAAACTTCTGCCAACCGTTAGTGTAGAAATCTTGGAAGGTATCAAACTCAGAGTGGTCAAGTTTCTTCTGACCAAGTTCTACATTGGCAATATGATCAAGACGATACGATTCTTGGTTTGTATAGGTGAATTTCTTGTACAAATCAAGGTAATCTAGTTGCGTAATGCCACCAATATCGTAGAAAATCTGCCTACGACCCTTGATATAAACCTCTTTCTGAGACACTAGACCCCATGGAGACAGTCTCTTGGCAAGTTTCTCACCAAGAACACGGTCTACACGCTTAGCAATGAATGGAATATCGAACAGCTGAATGTTCCAACCAGTCACAACATCAGGAGTGTTCTGCATCCACCAGTCCATGAAACTGTTGAGCAAATCACGCTCATTATTGAACTGAATATAGTAAACATTGTCCTGTTTTACCTTGAATGGTCCTTGACCCCAAGTAGTAATCTCTTTTGTATTGTAATCTTGAATGGTAATGAGCAGGATTTCCTGGTCGGCAGTCTCTACATCAGGGAATCCGTTCTCTGAACGGGTCTCAATATCGACTGTGACCAAGCGAATCTTACTAGGATCAAACTTAATTTCATCCTGAGGATACTTATCAGAAATATACTGATAGATGTACCGCTCATTACCATACACTTTGAAGTTATCAACCTCACTGTACCGCTTCATGAAATCGCGGCACTCTGAGACTGTTCCAGGTTTAATAGGCTCTACATATTCGCCGTCAAGAGTCCTGTAGAAGGTCTTTTTCTTTGACGGAACGAATAATGTTGGGGAATATTTCTCTCTAAACTGAATGTACTCACCATTTTCATAACCACGAACGAGGAACTGGTCCCCAATCATTTGTACATTAGTATAGAATTTCATCAGGTAGTCAGTTCTTTGTATGCGTCGAGAATGAACTTTTCAGGATTGATCAATGTGAGGATGTTATCACTCTGAATCCTACACTTCTTATCGGAAGACATATTCATGACTGCCCAAGGCTTGAGACGGTCTTTATATTCCTTGGGTTCTTCTTCCAACTCAAGGAATTCATATGGATCTGTCAGTTGGCAGTCAGGTTCACCCAAATCTGCGCCAATAACCTCTTCAACATCAGCAATGACGCAGCGATAATCTTCCTTAAATACGATGAGTTTAATTGCCATTGAGCAACTCCATGTACATAGTTTTGATATCAGGCAGCGGTTCATAAACCGTCTGCACATTATTAGGGTTCACAAGAAATTGTGTGTCAGCAGTCAGTGGTTGCCAAGTTGCAAAAGAAACTTGTGAACTTGTCTGCTGTACATTAGTTTCATCCTCTTCTTCCTCAGTCAACATGACTCTCTGCGGTTGCAGAAGAAGCTTGAGGGGGTTACAGATAAGATATTGACGACTCTTGTCCTCATCCAGGACCTCTCTGATATCACCAATGACTTGATCAGAACCAATGATTGCGACTTTAATAGACATAATGCAGTTCTTACCTCCAGGTATTATAGCATAAAAAAGGGGGACCGTCTGGATTTTGCCAGACATCCCCTTGCGGCGACGATACGCTTCTATTTAGAACCAGGTTTTCCGCTGATGATGCTCAGGTACAATCTTGCCCAGATCGACAGTTAACAAGCCGTCTTCAAAGTTCACGGACTTGACCTCAACATCATCAGAGAGCGTCCATACCCGCGTAAAGGACCTCTGTGCCAGTCCTTTGTGAGCGTAGGTTGTATCGGTCTCCTTGTCCTCCTTCTGCCCCTCTACGAAGAGTTTCCCTGCCTCCGTGTAGACATTAACCTCTGCCTTCTTGAACCCTGCTAGAGCGACTTCTAGCCTAGATTCTACGGCACTTACAGTTACGAGATTATATGGGGGATAATTTGAGGTAGTCTCATGCAGTTTGAAGAGACGATCAAAGTATTCGTCCATCCCAATACTGTTTTTGTTAATCCTGTCTAATAGCTGATCAATGTTTGCAGCATTAAACTTCATTAGTGTACTCATGATAGCTCCTTAGTAAGCGAGTTTGTCTTGTGTGGACCCCGAAGGCA